ACCCACCTATGGTGAAAACCTTCTGGTGGTTCAGGTGCTTCTAAATTTGACGGAGGAACCCATCCCCTCGGTCGAGCGTCCTTTTCACGGGTTTCTTGTTTGCGTGATAGGTTTTTTATTCCTTTTGTACTCATGTTAGTTCTCCTTCACGTGTTTTGCGTACTCTTCAAGTGGCACACCAAGTTTTTTTGCAATAGCTACCTGTGAGGGTGTGAGTTTCACAGTGCGGCGGCCTGATGCCGTAGTTCGTACAGCTGAAGCAACTTTTTGCTTCGGCTTACTTTGATCCTCAAATTTATGAGGAAACTCTTTTCGAATTCTTCGATCAATCTCAGTATAATACTCTTCTGAGCTCGCGTCAAATCCTTCGTTAATTAATTCGTCATGAAAAGACATTGCTGTATACGTCATTGCTTTGTCCGTTCCAAACCATTTATTATCCTGTGCCCAATCTTGAGCTTTAGGATCAGGTTGAGCCTGAGCTGCTTTTTGAGCCTGAGCGTTCCAAGGCTCTTGTTGAACAGGTTCTTCTTTTTGAGAAGCCTCTTGTTCCACTTTTCTTTTTCTAAGATTTAATCTTTCTTTTTCAATTGCTAATTGAGCAATTCTTTGTTGAGCCTCCATTTGTTTTTCAACATCACCTTCAGTCATTGCCTGTTGGTAAGCTGTTTTCAACAACTGCTCTGTTGATTGTAAACTTTGCTCATCAGAAGCTACTCTCTCTGCTGAAGTTGCTCTTGATACAGTTTGTAAATTTTTATTTTCTTCTTGAACTCTTTTTGCGTAATCAACTGCTGCTTGTTCACGTCTCTCCGCTTCACGCATCTTACGAGTAAGCTTGTCAATACGACGTTTTACAGAAGCTGAATACTCTTCGAGCTCCTCTTCTTTTCCTTCTTCTTTTTTTTCTACAGGAGCAGTCTCTTCAACCTGAACTTCAGGTTCTGTTGTCTTTACCTCCTCTTTCTTTTCGTCTTCTTTCAACTCCACTTCGACAGGATCACCAGAAGTATCTATCGGGACCATTTTATCATTTTGTGATTGCACTTGTTGCATAGACTTCTCCATGTTTATAATATGTTAGCTGGCAATATATCTCTTGGATCATCAACGACAGCCAGTATCTCATCTTCGTTAATTATCCGCAACTCACCGCCGTCAATCTTTACTCTAGATCCAGCATAGCGAGTTATTATAACCCAATCACCTTCTTTACACCAAGGTCCATCAGGGTATCTCTCTTTATCAGTGTAGCATAAAGAACCAGTCTTTAATACTTTACAGATATTTGTTGTTATTTGTGATTCTTGAATTGTGTCATCAGTTAGATGAATGCCACCTTTTGTTTTACCTTGTAGCTTTAAAGGAAATAAAACTATTCTCCAGCCAACTGGCTTTGGAACTTTTTCTAATTCATTTTTTGATTTTTCTGCTTGTGCACCATCCCATACGTGTTTTGGTACAATTAATTTAGGTTTAGTCATCTTCTAGCTCCGTTTTTCTTAGCAGGTCCGTGAGTTCCTGTTCAGTTTCTTCAAGACCGCGAAGTTTACCAGTCAAATACCGATATTCGTCCCAATCTTTTACACCACCATATATAGCGTCTTTTATAACGTCTTGTCTAGCTTTTAGTTGATTTTTAAAATAGGTAAAAAGATTTTCTATGCGCATGATTTCATTTGATCCGATAATTTTTTACAGCGATTTGGAGTTTGACGATTCCATCTCGAATCCAACATCTCCAGACTCGCGCCGTTAAAATCTCGGTTCTGCAGGCATTTCCACATATTTTTAAACTTGGACACGCCTGTAGGGCCAAGCTGAAACACCATCTCCGTTAGAGTATGCTGTGCAGTCGTTGGTAAATCAGTAACACCGTTGTTTTCCATAAGTGTTCTAGCTTTACCAATCGCATTGTTTAAATCTTTATCAAATACTTCTTGTAATTCTTCTTTTGTATAAGTTTTACCTTCTTCAAAATTATCATCAGGAGTAACTTTATGGCCCCAGCCTATCGTGGCGAAACCTTCGGTATCCATGTATACGTGATCTCTGAACCCCTCGGATAATTTTACTGAACCAGCTAATTCGTCGTATGTCATTTCTTTTTCTTTTTCTTTTTTTGTTTTTCACCTAATAATTTAGTTTTTACTTTTTTACTTTGACCTAATTTTACACCTCTTCTTTGAACTGCACCTAACTCTTCAACTGATTTAATTGTTCTTCCTGTTGGGCTTTTATACATAGAAAAAACTTTTTTCCCTGCAGGATCTACAATTCTACCAGCAGCTTCTTTCTTGCCATTTTTTTTTCTTGTTTCAACACGTTTTCTTTCATAGGCACCAATGCCTCTCGCCATTTTATTTTCTATTGATATGTTAGTTTTAGTTTTTTTTGTCATTATTTAGCGATACCCTTTGCCTTCTCGAAGGAGCGCATACCCGCGACGCCGAGCATTGAGGTGACGATGGCTAGTAAGGGCCCAGTTTCTATGGCAGGTGGTACAATATCCATACCTGAAAATTTTGCATACCATTCAATACATGGCGATAATATAAAAGCAAAAAATAAGGCAAGGGCTCCGCACCATCCTATAGCGGGTCGCCAGCCAGCAACGAATACGCTGCGATGGCTGGCTTCCTTTGCATTAACATCTAACTGTTTTTCTGCAAGCTTTTGTTGTAAGCGTTGCATTAAAATCTTTTTATCTAATTTTTCTTCCTCACTCGTATGAAGTTCATCGACAACTTTTGAAATGGTTGCTAAGGCTCCGCCTTTTCCACCACCAAGTAAACCGCCGAGTAGATTAAGCACTATGCTGCTCCGCCTGTCATCCAGCTAATTATCCAGAGAACAACGATCGCTACAATAGCCGCCTTGATCCAGTCCTTCATTTTCCAGTCTGACCATTCTTTGATGTGTGACCAGAGATCTTTCAGTAGATTCATACTACCTCCTTGTTTAAGTGGGGGATTATACTATTTTACGCCTTTGAAAGCTACCTTTTTAATTTGAGCATTGCTTGTTTGCCCTTGTGGTCCACTTCCTTTGTTTTGTTTTACAACAAAAGGAGAGATACTTACTTCAGCAGTTGAAGCAGTTCCTCTGTTAGGAAACGGATTTTTTTGAGGTACTTCCGTCATTTTTGCATTTTTAAATTTCATTTTCTTGCCTTTCCATAACCACGTTTAGCTAATCTACCCGCTAATTGTTTAACAGTTTTTTGTATGCCTGAAGCCAATCCAGCTGCAGCACCTGGAATACCAACAGATTTAGCTATTGTTTTCAATTGTTTTATTCTTTTACCATCCTTAGAAACTATTGAAGCTCCTGCTGGTCCTATACTTCTACCAGTGACTTTACCACCTTTTCTTTTTTTAATAACTCCTCTGCCCATAAGAATATCTTTTTGTGTAACTTTGCCGTCGCCTGATAGATCAGGGAACTTGGACACCGAACCACCTTTTGCGACTTCTAATATTTGTTCACCTTTTTGAGTTTTTTTATCTACTCCGTGTGGAACTCCAGGTTTTTCTGTACGTGCTGGTTTTCCTTTTCCACCTTTTAAACCTTTTGTTTTTTTCTTTTTTTCTTTTTCAGCTTTAGATTTTATTGGATTTAGAAATTTAAAGTCTCTAAGTGCTTTTTCTATAGCAGCTTTTTTTTCTGGTTTTTCTGGCATAATGATTAATGTATAGTTGGTTTTAACAGATTTAGCAAGTCTCTTCCGTTGTGATCCATAATATTATTATATTCCTGTTCATTTAGGTTGTTATGATACAACATTTTAGCCACCGCCATCATTGCACCCGCTAAAAGTATCTGTTCTTCTTGACTTGTTACTCCTGTATCGGCAAAAGTCATTAATTCGTTAAAATACTCTTGTAATTTATCTGTCGCTGTCAATATTTTTTGCATTTTCCTTCGATAGATTAACATTTGCACGTAATTGTGCAATATCTTCATTAGATTGTATCTTTTCTTTCGTTAAATCTTCGGTTTGCTGCATTTTTTTAGTGTCAATATCAATTCTAGCAGCATCATTTTCTGCTTTTCGTTGAACATCTTGTGCTTTTATCTGTAATTCTTGTTGTTTTAGTCCAACAAGTGGGTCTTGCCCCTGTCCAGCCATTGCTTGTTGCTCTTCAACAAACATTTCTTCAATAAATTCTGTTGCTTTTAAAGAAATTTGACGTTCCATCTCTTCTTGAAACTGTATTTGAAGGTCTGGTGGCAATTGACCACCAAATCTTTTTGTTTCAGATTGTATTTGTTCAGCATTTTCTGCTTCAACCATTTGTCTTGCTAATAAAGATACATGTTCCATAACGTGTGCTTGTAATAATATAGTTGCTTGTGGATTATTACGAACCAACATAGATGACATAAACGTTCGGTGAGCGGCAATGTGAGCTTGGTGTTCTTGATTTCTAAAAGCAATTAATTTTTTACCAAGAACTGAATCAGAATTTTCTAATGCAGGGTCTTTTGGTCTAGGTGTATCAGGAGGTGGTAAGATAGCGTCAATATCTTTTACACCAAGCGACTGATACATTCTCTTGTAAGCTTCATATAAATTATGAGTTTTAGGATCAGACTGTGCCATTTGTAATTGTGTTTGTGCCAACGTAACACGTTGAGACATAGAAAAAATATTAGGATCAGATACAGGCATAATATCAACACGATCATCAAAATCACTTGACTTAATACTTGGCACTGCATTATCACCAACATCGTAAGGATACCTTTGAGGTAAAAAGTCTCTAAATACTTTTGCTAATAAATTAAATTCTGTTTTTTGTGCATAGTGTAATCTTTTATGAATTGCACTCATGACTCTTGATCCTCTTTCAATTAATGCCATGGTTGTTCCAACAGGTGCATTTGCTGCAACACTGTCACCAATTTTTTGATCAGCGATAGAAGCAAATCGTTGTCCTGCTTGTACAACGAAACCTAATAATTGAAATAAAGTTTGATCGGCACCTTTGTAAGGTAAAGGCATCAATCCTGCACGTAAGTCTCCACTTGGTGCATCAACATCTCTAAACTCTCCTGGTTGTATTGGACTATCATCATCTGCAATACGAAGTCCTCTAGCTTTAAATCCTGCTGGTAAGTTAGCTAGCGTGCCTGCATCAAGTAATTGTCGAAGCGCAGCGGTTGCTGTTCTTGATAAACCACCGAGCATATGTATTAAACCATAACCATAAAAACCAAGACCAGGTAAAAATTTATAATGAACAAAATATTGTTTTTTCTTTTTTAAAGAATCCTCTTCATCATAATTTCTATATATAGATAAAACATTACCAGAACCCTCGTCAATTGTTACAATATAAGGAAGTTTAATCCCATCCTCATTTTCAAAACCTGGTAAATCTAAATCAACGTGTATTTCTAATAATGTGTATTGATCATTTTTATATCCATTACCTGTTTCTTTTATACCGTCTATTCTGTTTACTTCTGCTTGAATATTATTTGTTTCAGACTCTTCATATTCTTCTAAATCTACATCACGATAAAAACCTTGCACTTGTAATTTACGAATATCATTTTCTGTTCTTTTTAAAATATGAGTGACACGATCAGCTGTTGCTAAATCGGTTGCTGTGTAAGGTACAACTAAATCTTCACTTGGAATAAACTTTGATACAGCTCTCCCCATTGTAGAATCATAATAAACTTTTTTAAAGCTTGAGCCTGATAGTGGTAAGTAGAAAAGCATTTGGTCTAAGTCAGGATCAAAGTCTTCCATAACATGCATGATTTGATAGTTCATGAAATCTTGTACTCGCTGTGCTTGTTGTTCTTTTTGTGAATCTACTTTACCAATGACCTGTGTTCGTACAGGACCATTCGCTGGTAATAATTCTTTATAAGCTTGTGCTTGAAACTGTGTTACCGTCTCTGATAGCAAAGGATGTGTAACACCACTTGCTCCTTGAAAGGGTTGTGATCTGTCTTCATATTTAAAACCAAGAAGTTTTAATCCTTTTGCATAGGCATCATACCATTCGTCTCTTGACGAATGATCTTCTTTGTAATCACCAATTAAATCAGATGAAATGTTTTGTAGATCTTTTTCATCCATAGCCTCAGCTAAGTTTGAATCAAAACCAACATCCATGGGTTCCTCAAGAGGATTGACTAACGCCCCACCGTCCTCGGTCATCTCAATATTTTCTACTGTTAATGCCTCTTCTGGTGTTTCAATTGTAACAGATTGTTCTTCAATCTCTGTTGGTTCTCCCGTGATTCGTCTATCTACTGCCATTCTTATACCTCAAATATATCAATATGCTCTACAAGTCCACCTTGTGCTTTATGTGTTTTATATGGTTCTAACATTTCTTTAGTAATCTTGATAGCAAAAACTGGTTCCATGCTTGCTTTGTCAGGCACCGCTATTGTTTCTACTTTGTAGTTTGGATTTGTTGCTAATAAATCTTTTGCTTTATCACCGTCTGTTAACGTTGCTACCATATTACCATTTTGATCTGTAATCTTAAAATACGCTGTGCCTTTACCACCTTTTAATTGAACAGGCATCGTAATTACTTCTGAATTATTGCTTTGTGCTTGTTTTTTTAATATTGTTTCTAGTGTAGACGTATAGTGTTTTGGTTTTCCAAAATTAGGATTAGTAGCCTTTGTTCCTGAATTATCAATTACAGTTGAAACAGAATCAGGACCCCCATAAAATTCATCCATACCAATACCTTTGTATTTTGATTCTGTAAATCTACCTTCTCTTTTAAAGGTACTAATACGTGCTGCTTTATCAAGGTCTCTTACATCTTGTGGGGTTGCTGCATTTCCCTCAAAATTGTATCTTTTACTAACATACTTAGACGGAGAAATTGCATAATACTCAGAAGCATCGGGATCTTTCAATACAAACTTTCTATATGCTAGCTCGTATAAATCTTTTTTAATCAAAGCATCTGCCCACTCGTCTCTATTCTTAAATGGTAAATCAGGAAATAATCCTGCCATGGTATTAGAGTCTACTGTTAGTATTTCATCAATCATGGTGTTGATGTTATCATTTAAGAGTCCTGCTAAACGATCTACTTCTGTTTGATCTATTTCTCTTGTCGCAATATAGTTATCCACAATATTATCTACTTCTTTTTCTAATACATTTATTCTTTCTGCCACGACGCCTACTTCATCTTCTGTTTTAGTTAGTGGTCTGAATACTGATTTATTCTTTTCATAAAAATCAATAGTTGCTTGTGCTACGTTATTTAATCCTTCCAGGTTTGTTTGCCCTGCTCCCTCTTCTCGTATCTTGCGAAGGGCCGCGGCCAGTTGTTGTTTTCTACCTGCTGCCGCTTGTAACAAATCAGATTGTATCTCATCGGCAAACGTGACACGGACCACGCCGCTCGGATCAACGGCAGATGCTTTGGTTATCTGTTCTTGTAATTCTCTATTCTTAACAACGAG